GAACTGAGCCGCCGCAGTTTACTCAACGACAAAGGTCACCGTCACGGTGTAGTTTGACCATGCGCTTGCTGTGTTTCTGATGACAACTTGCCTTAATACAGGGTTTGCGGTTTCGATGTATGTTGCCTTTGAGTTTGCCAGTTGTGCAAGGTAAGGGAGCATATAATTGCCGATTTGCACACTGCAGTACCCCACAATGCTCTTTCCGTCAGGAACCGCACTCGATACATCCACGGTCAAACTGCCGCCGCTCGCTATGGTCTGGTTTGCGATTGTGTACTTGCAAACCTCAAGTCCCGGTTTTTTAAGTTTATCTATTGCCATGTCTTCATGGCACTGGTTTCCGATTATGGCATTCTGTAATAAAGTTGAATATTGCCTGTTTTGTCTGTTCCGTTAACCGCACACCTATTAATTGAAACTGTTGAAGATGAAATGCTAAGTCTAACAATCAATGTTGCACTAAGCGAATCCCAACAGTAGCCGCTCATCACGAAAATATGTGTGCCGCTCATGTTCTGAAGCATTAGCGGAGATACGGCTTGCGTGATGTCAAAGTTCGTGTCAGGAATATAAACACGGATGATGATATCCTCTGCATTGGCAAAAATGTTTGCCACAGTTGCCGCATCTGGGTTAAACGCAGTTGCTTGCCATTTTCTCGGAGCTTTAATTGATTCTGTTGCCACACCTTTTTCGGCTTGGCTGAGTGATTAGAAGTACAAATAAACATGGGCAACGTTTCCTTTTGAGACAACTGTATAACTTACGCCCTTTTCAAAGTAAAATAGCGAAGCAACTGCTCCCCCACCTACTGATTGAAGATATGCTACCGTCCACCCATTTGTCCTTACAAGATAATAACCATTTGTCGCGCTTGAAGCTGGTTCGATATAAAGAGTATAAAACCCAGTTTTATCTACCGTGAATGAGCTACCCTGTGCAACATTGGTTATATCTTTGTATTGCGTGTATTTGGGGTAAGGGCTTGTTACCTTGTCTACTGCCATCAGGAGTCACCCCCTGACAGATCACTCAGCCCATCTAAGCTTCTGCTTAGAAGTGCCTCAGACCCCCTTTGCAGAGAGTCCCGGAAGAGCGACAGGTCAGACCAGTGCGCTCCTCCTTTCTTGTGTAACACACACACACACACGAATTATTTTTGCGTGTCATTTTATATAACCCTCCGTGCAAGTTTTAGGCTTCAGGCTCGGTTATTTTCTTCCACACTTCTGGAGAACGAACAACCGCTCCATTGTTGTCCATAATGTAGGCACAAACGTAGTCGCAAGTTTCCTTTTTGCCGAATGCCCATGCAGTAAACTCGTTAAAAAATGCCTGTTCTGCGGCATCCTTCGTTTCATGAATCGCAATGCCTTTGGTGTAAGTACCACCATCCCTATGGATTGTTCCTACTTGGTAAAACAGTTCTTCCATTGCTTATTCCTCCTTAATTTTGTGGCAAAATGAATGTCGGTCGGATATAAAATGTTGCGCTGAAATTTTCGATGACCATTGTCCAACTGTCTGCGCCCGGAGTGATCGTAACATCACAGGTTGGGTTATTCGATGGAATCGGAGTCGTGCAAGCCGCATCCGTAAACATTCCCCAGTTGCTGATTTCATGATCTGCCGTCAACCCTGTGAGCGTGTGCGTTGTAGTGCCGTTTCCGCTTACAGTCACAACCGATGTCGCTTTTAGACACAGGTTATCTAAAGCCGCCTGTGCGGTGGTCATGTCGGTTTCAAGATCATCAATGGCAGCTTGTGCAGCAGTCATGTCCGACTTCAATGCGGCAATGTCACCACCTGCCAGATTAGACCAAGGGATTTTATAGGTTAGCTGACCTCGTTCGATAGGGATTTCATCCGTGTCTTGCGGAGATGCAAGAGCAGGTAATTGGTCAATAATCATTTACTCCACGCTTTCCTGTGCATACGCAAGGACAGCTTCAGCCGCCTTGATCGCATCCGCATCGGTCATAACCCGGCTTGCCCTGTTGTTGTCGCTGATGATCTTTCCTGTCGCATCGTCAATCTCGCTGAACGTGTAGGAAAGTCTCATGCCAACACCATCACGGAACACAGTTGCAGATGTTACAATTTTCATGCTATTCTCCCTTCCATCAAGTCAATATAGTAGGTGTTGCCCTCTTCACCGTAGTTTTCTCTATCGACATCATAACTAACATCAGTATCAAGTCTGCGTTGATCGAAGCCCTTCTGTTTTGCTTTCAGCTCCCAACCGAACGGCAGCCCAGGATCACCTTCAACGACAAAATAACATGAGTGCCGCTCTGCAATCCAGCACTCTCCACGACCGTACTTTTGCAGAAAGACCTGATACTGATCTGTTGAGATCGTTTCTGCAAACACAGGATCAAGGAAGATGTAGCAGAACCCGGTTTCGTCAATCACACCCTCACCGATATCTCCGAACATGGGTGTCGGAGTTTCATAACAGTAAAGCAAACGCTCACCGAACTCAGCCGCATCGGCAATCCTTGACTTTGTCCCGGTAACATATAGCGTGTCAGAAATGATTCCGCCAGTTACAGCAAGGACATGAGCGTTTCCCGCCCAACCGCTGAAGAACAAACGAGCGTCAGGTGTTACTGAAGACCCACTATGATGCCCATAATAAACATCAAGAAATCCGGGCGCACAAATAACGTGACCATGACGTGAACCATCATCGTAATCAGCAGACCATGCCTTTAGGTAGTAAATAGTTGATGACGAGGCTGTTACTTGCAAACCGCTAAGATAAACCCGGTTGTTCCCTGCGTACATATTCAGACCATTCCAACCTACGGTCATGTATCCAGAACCGTAATGGTCATCTTCAAAGTTTGCCCGGAACTGATCTGTTGTTATACCGCCTGCTCTCCACTCACCGACTTGGTCTCCATTCTCATCCAAAACAGTCAGCAAACCATATTGGTTGTCCTGCCCACCAAGAGTCAGAGTGCCGCCCCGGATGTGGTTTGCAAGCATTGTGCCAGCCGCTATGAAATCCGCATTGAAAACTCCGTCAATCGTCCAAGCCGACTCATAATCACCACTATAGCCGTTATTTGAGAAGCCGATGCCGTTCCTGTTGAGCCTGATGACATGAACTGCGGTGTCAATGTCATCGGTGTCCATGATGAGAATTTCTTGCGGCTGTCCTGATGCGTTGAGGTTTGTTACAACGTATCCACCAAGACCGCCAGTGATAAGATCAGACTGTCGTTTGATTAGGTTCTCCAGTTCGCTTGACTGCTGTTTAATGATCTCTTCCGTGTTGCTTTCAAAAATCTCTGAAAGCGTTGTCTGAGCCTGTCCAAGCTCGATCTCGTCATAGCGTTCAAGCAGAACATTATAAACGACCCGGATGACCTTTTGCTGGCTCTGGATGATTCCCATCTCCGGGAAGTACACGGAAACATAGTCGCAAAGACCGACCCTTTGCAGTGCTGCAACATTCTCATACTCAGGAGTCTGCCAAAGCTGAACGAAGTCAATCTTGATGTTCTGCCGCAGTTCCCAAGTCTGGTTATTGACCATGTACTGTGTCGCACGTTCTTCAAGCTGTTCAACGGTCGGCTGTTCCTCAAAGTCTGAGGAGAAGTCAACCGCTCTCGGTGTAATGATCGGCGGTCTGAACTCGATAACGGTGTTCTCACCGTCTTCCATTTCGTTCAGGTCTTCGTTTGTCCACGGCACTGTAACCGCCCGGAGATACGGAGAAACGACCATGCCACCATAAACCGTTTCACCTTCTGAGCCGACCCAGTACGGCACGATTGCGGAATAACTGCCAGAATCATCCACATTGTTTTCTATGTCTCGCAGGTTCTTGCCGTAGCGGATCGTGACTCCTGTGTCCTGACCTCTGTTGGTGTAGAGTCTGACCTGCCAGTTGTTGAATTCATAATCACCTGCACCGTAAACATCAAGCACAGACCCCTGCTGACCGCCAAGGATTGCCCTTGCGTTGTCAGGCTTGCTGAGTGTGAAAGTCCCGGTTGCAGGTTTATTCGTCCAGAACGTGAACGGACAAGTGTTGATCGCATTCAGCGGAATCTTTGCAAGTGTGTCGGCTGTTGAGCTGCCTGTGAACGGTTTCAGGATAACCTGATTCAGCCTATAGGAAATGTGATGGGCATTGAACTTGACTATGCCGTCAATCGGATCGGTGTGAGCGTAGATGTCAAACAACTGGATGTCATGGTGGTCATCGTGGATGACTCCAACAACACCACCGTTATTTGCCATCTCCAAGTAAAAACGCCCGGTGATCGGATATTCGTATTCAAGCTCAAATATGCCGTTACGCTCTTCTGTGACTACACAAGAAACGCACTCAGACAACCTTCCAAGTCCGTTCGCCGTGAAGGTCAGTTCGTCAACTCTGTAAAGAATAGGGATCATGCAATCATCCTCTTTATTAGTTCAATTATGATCTTAATCATGAGGATAACGAATAAGGTGACGGAGCAACCCCACACGATTGCTCCGTCTTTCATGTTCTGTGCGATAATTGCCAAGTAGAGACAAACAAGCATAATTCCCACAAAAGCGAAATAGCTCATAATCTCCACCACCTCGGAGTGATCTCCACTCTTGAGATGCCAGAGCCAAGTGAGAAGTTGTTTTCACCTGCTTTAAGTACCGGGAAATTGTAGCTTGAGAACGAAACAAACTGGTTTCTGTTCGTAGTCCCCTTGAAGCAGTCCATCATGGCACAGTCTATGTCTGTGTATACATCTGCACGACTGATCGTGATCGTGTCGGAGTTTATGCCAAGCTGACCAGAACCATAGACCCTCAAAAGCGGCTGAGAAGCAAAGCGTGTCGGATTCGTGATTGATCCGCTTGCCGTCAGTGTGGTCACTTCCGTACCGCTGTTCAGGAACCTCTGCGGCTTGCAGTTGAAGACGATGTCGAACTGCCCTGCATCGTTCCTCGGCTGAACTTCAGGTTCAAACTCACCTTCATAAAGTGCCATGCGGAACTCGTCCGTGTGGTAGCTGTCGGTCAAAGTGTGATAGCCAACAAGCGACAGAAGGAAGTTTCTGAAGTCCCTGATATTCTGCTTGAAATTGGTATAGATGAATGCCGGGTATGTCAGCTCAAGGTTTTCAAAGCGTTTCTCATTTCCGACAAGGTCACCGTTCCGACCGGGAATCGGAATCATGTTGTATTCTCGTCTCGGTGCGGAGAACGTGCCTTGCCCTGAGATGTAAACACCGAAGTCCCGGCTGTCTACTCCGTTCAAGACAAACCAGTTACGCATAGGCAGCACTCCTTTGCCGCTGAAGCTGAACAAAGCGGTCTTGAATCTTTTCCGCAAGCTGATTGATGTTCATGCCCTCGGTCGCATAGACATTGATGACGACATCACCCTGTTCCGCTCCAACCAGTTCACGCAGTTTGTTCATACCAAGAACGACCTCACCGCCAGATCCGTCTCCGAAGCCCTTTGCTCCGTAAGGAGTCTGAAGAACAGTGGGAGATGTAAACATCACAGGATTCTGATATGCTTTCTTGTACCACTGAATGCTGAAATGTGGAACGCTCGGTGGATTCACACTGAATCTGCCATAAACGGAAAGGTGTGGAATCTTTAAGTGCGGCAAGCTCCATGAAAAGTTCATCAGGTTTCTGAGTGCTTGCACCTTTTCCCGGATGGTGTCACGGATTTGGTTGAATCTGTCGCTTGCCCTGCTTTTTAGCTCATCCCACTTGCTGGTCAGGCTGTTCGTGATTCCGTTCCATGTTGAATCGGCAGTGGTCTTAATCTCGTTCCATTTGTTGCTGACATTGGTTTTCATCTGATCCCAAGTCTGAACGAAATCATCTTTGGTCTGCCGCCAGCCCTCAATGAAGTCTGCCTTGAACTGTGCAGCAGACTCTTTGATGCTGTTCAGCAAACCGCTGAACCATTCTTTGATCTTGTCCCAGTTTTTAATGGCAAGGACAACACCTGTGATTGCAACCGCAAGTCCTGCAATCACACCAATCACCGGGAGAAGCACACCAGACAGCATCGGAGCAAACAGCATGATTGAACCTATTCCAGAGATCAGACCACCGACCGCAGTCAGGATCGGACCGATTGCCGCAAGGATCAAGCCGCCGATGACGATAATCTTTTTCACAGGCTCTGGAAGGGAACTGATCTGCTTGATGATATTCGTCAACCCTTGAATGAGCGGAGTAATCATCGGCAACAGTTCAGATCCGAATGTCGTTGCAAGGTCTTGCAGTGCGGCTTGGAATGTCTTCGTGCTGTTTGCTGTGCCGTCACTGGTTCGTGCATAGTCCCCTTGAGCATCCTTGGTTTTCTCAAGAACAAAGTTATAGCGGAGCATGGTCTTTTCGACCTGTGTCAGCTTGTCATAGACCAACCCATGCTCCTCGGCAAACTGCTTCAGGTTGGTGTCTGTCATGACAACACCGAACTTCTTCAGGGCTTCGGACTCACCTGTGAAGATGCTCTCAAGAGCCTTTGCCGCAACATCGTTCGATGTGTTGAAGTACGATGAAAGGTCAGAAGTCAAACCAGTAAGTTGAATTGACATATCTGCCGCTTCGTCCTCTGCGACTCCGACACCTTTCGCAAGTGCGCCAAACGCAGAAGCCGACCCGGATGCCGCAACCTTTGAAAGACCGTACATATCCATCGCATTGTCGGCAAATTCCCTGACCTTGCCAGAAGAATCACCAAACGCTACATCAATCTTGTTGAGGTTTTCTTCGTAATCGGATGCGGTCTTCATTGCCAGACCGCCAAGTGCAACCAGCGGCAGCGTGATGCGAGTGGTCATGTTTTTGCCAATGCCTGAGAGTTTGTCACCGAAGTTCTTGAACTCCTGACCTGTTGCCTTGATCTGCTGTGCGGCAACAGAACCGAAGTTCTTCATTTCAGTTTCAAGACCCTTCAGCTTTTGCTCGGTGTCGATGATCTCACGCTGAAGAGAATCCCATTCCTGAGTACCTTTTGAAACCGAAGACTGAGCATCTTTTAATTCCTTGAGCCTGTCTTTTGTTGATTTGATAGCAGTCTCAAGCTGCTTCTGTTTTTGCGAGAGAAGCTCCGTGTTTTTAGGATCGAGTTTCAGCAGCTTATTGATGTCACGCAAATTGTTCTGCGTTGTTCTTAGTGTACTGTCGACACCTTTTAACGCTGATTGTAATTTTGTAGTATCTCCACCGATCTCGATGGTGATACCTGATATTCTGCCTGCCATAGAATCACCTCAGAAGCGGTCGAAATCTTCCTGATTTGCGACCTGCTTATAATTGTGATCGTCATTCCCTGATTCGGTGATAATGTCGAAGACCATCCCTGCATCAAGGCAATCCAGATCGTCAAGTGTAAGTCCGACCTGAATTGCCCTGAGCAGAAACAGTGCTGTCGTTAGTTCTCGCTCGGTTCTACGCTGTTTTTTTTACTGGAAACTCCTGAGCTGTTCGATGCCATATAAAGCTCCTCAAACTGAGAAAGCACAGTCAGAAGCTCACCATTTCCGAACTGGTCGAGCCAGTCACCGAAGTCATCAACCGTGAGTTTGCTCACCGCTTTGCGGTTGCCAAGCTCACCGAACTTTGCCATAACAAATGCCATCTGCATCATTGCAGTGGTCGGTGTTCCATCCTCTGCTGTGATTGACTTCATGAAGTCTTCATGGAAGATGTTCCAGTAGCACAGATTGATGGATGCACAGGTGCAGACCTTTATGGTCTTGTCACCGATTGAGAGCGTTTCAAACAGCATAATTCACCTCTCAGGTCGGCTGCGAAACCGTGGTGAACCAGGTGTTATAGGCGGCATCGCCGGGAACACAGCTTGCCTTGACAATATCCTTGTCAAGAGCCGCATTGTAGATGCTGGTTGCGGTGATGGTGACCGTCTCGGTCTGCGGTTCAATGCTCTCTTCCTTCGTGCTGCCAGACACGGAAGGACGGTTCATCGTGCAGTTGTAAAGAACGTGTCTCCGGGCATGGGCATCACCCTCGAACTGGAAAGCGAAAGCGAAGTGGACAACAGCCGCCCCGGCATCCTCAATCAGCAGACCAGTGGTCTGGTCGGAGATGTAGCCAAGGATTGCGGTCAGCACCGCATCAGGGATTTTCGCAACTTCCCAGTCACCCTCGTAGCCGTTGTTGGCTACACTGGTGTAGTAAACAATGTTGTCAGCGTAGAACAGTGAGGTTTCACCCTGCTGATCCAGACTCAGAGAAACAGAGCCGGGAACAGGGATTGCCTCACCATAAGTTGCAGAACCGTCAGCCGCAATCGTAGCCGGGAAAAGTGTGGCACTTTTAATGCCGTACTTAATTTTGTTGGTATCAGGCATTTTCAATTCTCCTCTGTTATCACAATTTCGGTTTCATAAGAAACCATGAACATCCGCTCGGAATCCAGATAGGTTTCCTCACGGTAATAAACAAGACCGCTGCCGGACAGAATGTCCTCAACGGTCTGCTCAAGTGTAAAATCTTTGTTGTCAGTGTAAAGCTCAATGTTTAGGCTTCGGATCTTCTGGTAATTGGTGTTGTCTGCGGCAAAGTCGTTGCTACTGTCAAGGAAGAAGCAGATGAATGGGCAAGCCTGATCTGTGCCTTCTGGAAACTGATAGTAAGCATAAGGAAGTCCAATGCTTTCCACCATTGTCGCAATTTCTTTGTATGTCATAACTTGCTTTTCACCTTACTTTCAAATTCTTTGACAAGTGCTTCCTCGACCTTGGCAATGTGCGGAAATGCTCTTGACCGACCGCCACCACGCAGTGCGTGACCGTGTTCGAGAAGATGAGGAAGGCCGGGAACTTTCGCATTGTAGATAGTCCCCTGCGCTGATACCCTTCCTGTCTCTGTTTGCGATGTCCACCCGGATGCGTATCGTCCAGAACCGCCAACAGCTCCACTTGCTTCTGACCTCACGGCTTTTGCGCCCTTTTTAGTCATGGCTGAAACAATGTCGTTCATGTTCTGCTGAACATCGTCACCATACTCTGCAAGAATCTTGTTGACTTCTGTAGCCAGCTGGTCAATCGGAATTTTTTTCGCCATTTGTGCCGCCTTTTCGCTCAACGTAAAGCTCAATGGTGTCGGTCTTTGAGAAGAATGTCCGATAGACCGCATAACGCTTGCCGTTGTACTCGATGATGGATTCATCCTCATAATCCCCGGCGAACATCGTGATCCTGAACTGCGGATTAAGACCGTTGCGACCACCTTCAAAGAACTCTGCCCTTGTGACGGAATCCACTTGGCAGAAAACTTCTCTGGAAGTCTCCTCGGTTCTCCACACTCCATAATCGTCCTGACTCTTTGTGACGGAGACCAGGCTGCAAACATCAGACCGATCCATCATTCCACCAGCCAGTCCGTGTATCCTGTGCAGGTGGCAAGCTGCGCTTTCTGTTCGTCATAACTCCGCTTCAGTCTGTCATAATCGTCAGGCTGTCCGAAGTGCATCTGAACATAGGTGATGCAAGCCGTCTGCACCAGAACATTAAGCTGTTCAGGGATTACAACACCTGCAACACCAAGGTCAAGCATTGCAGATGTCAGGAGCGTAGTCAGTTGATCGTCAAACGCATCTGTTTTAATTCGCAGTGCCAACTTCGTTGCCGCAAGCATTGCATCCGCTTTCATGGTTTAAGCCTTCTTTCTTGTTTTCTTAGCTGCCGTTTCTGCTTTCGGTTCTACAACAGCAGTCTCGACCTCAACAGTCTTCTTCACAGCAGGAACCACAATTTCAGCCGCTCCAATCTCAATGAGCAAAGCGGCTCTTCCGTCATCAACTTCAATTTCAGTTCCTGCCTGAACAAGCAAATGCTGAGGAGTAAGTAAACGGATTTTCATGATTTCACCTTTCTCCGACTGTTGTAAACTCCTTCTGTAATTACTGTCTGACCGACATGACCAAGCTTTACAGTCGGATCAATCCAGATTTCGTATCCGTATTCTTTCGCCCGAAGACAAAAGGCGGCATCCTCTCCGGCATCAGGTGTCGGAGTGAACCAGATGCCGCCTTCTCTTCCTGCGATGTCGAAAAGGCAGTCAGTCTTCATCAGCACACAACCAAATCCAACCCCATCAACTTCAAACAGATCGCTTGACCATTCCTCAAGGTCTTTCATTTGCAGAATGCCGTTTTCTCTCCGAAGCTCCGAAAACGCAACAGGTGTGAACGGATAATTCCTGCGGAAATACAGACCTGCAACAATATCCTTGTCATCCTGCATGAACTGCTTCAGAACGTAAGATGGGAATACCATATCTGAGTCAAGCCAAAGAATGTAATCAAACTCACCTTCAATAGCCTGCTGGCAGAATTTGTTCCTTGCATCATAAATCAGGCTGTTCATGATGAACGACACCTGACAATCTCCAACCTTGTCTAATGTCGCAAGCGACTGAGCGAACCTGCTATGGCACATATCCATAGCAGGAACCGCTATTAAAGTTTTCATGACCGCCCCTCCATTTGCGGATGAATTACTTAACCAGTTTTACAAACGCTTTCGGTCCGACAATGCCAAGTCCTACATACTCACGCCCGGTGATCTTGACCAGATCGGCATCAGCAAGGGAAACATCATCGAACTTGAATCCGATTTCCTCACCATTCGGGAAGTTGGCAAGCGCACCTTCACCAAGGTCACCAACGATGGCATAGCAAGTACCAGTTGTTGCAGCACCATGAGCGGTCAGGCTGTTGTTGAAGATAACAGGCAGACCCTCAAAGGGATCAGCACCATAGCCGTTTGCGTACTGGACGGACTTGAACACAGGATAGGTCAGCTTGTTCATGATGATGACCGGGTTTGCGGCTTCATCAGAAAGCTGTGCGATTGCGGAAGCGACGGTTCCCATAGAAACAGTCGTGGCAGTTACAATAGGCACACCAACTGCGGTAGAAGTGCTTGCGGTTCCTGCGTCAACAATCTTGCCGATCAGAGTATCAGCCGCTTTCTTAGCAATGCGGTAGGCAAGCTCGGAGTAGACCCAGTTCAGGAAGTCAGCACCACGCAGGTCAAGAGCTTCGTCAGAAATCTGGATGCTCTTCTTGATGCTCTCAGGCACGATGGACACAGTACCAAGAACAAGGTTCTCAGTGGTCACAGCACCAGAGCCTTCGGTATGGATATAGGCAGGATCAGCAGACAGCTCAAAACCAACCTTCAGATTGCCCTTGAGATATGCCTTGCGGACACGGGACATAATCCCTTCACGCTCCCAAGCGGTCTTGACAATGCCATAGACCAGTTCAGGAACGGCAACAGTGCCAGAACCGTTTTCACTCAGAAGCGCACGGCACTCGGCATCGTCACCAGTTTTGATATACTCAGCGAACGCATTGATGTAAGCATCGCTATTGCGGATTTCAGTGTTGTTCATTTTCGTCTCCTCAACTTTCATTCTTTCGATTACTTCACCGTTGCCATTGGCAACAGCGGCACGGATCTCCGCTTTCTTAGCGGCTTCAGCCTTGCGGCTTTCAAGTTCTTCCTTGATTGCTCTGGCTTCAGACTCAAGCGCATCAAGGTCAGCTTCAGGAGCATCCAGCTCCGCAACAATAGCGGCTTTCCGCTCTTCAAGCTGTTCGATGGTCATTTCTTTCAGTTCCATTTCACATCTCCATCATGATACGGATTTTCTGCTTTTTCTTCTCAATCTCCGCAAGCCTGGTTCTCTCACTCTCCAGTGATTCCATCGCACTGTCCAGTGCTTCGGAAAGACCTCTTGCAAAGATCGATGTCTGACTATAGGCAGGGAACGTGACGGCAGAAACCTCAAAGACCTGTCTGATCGACAGAATGTGCCTTGTCGGATGCTCTGTGTCTGCGTTCTCCCATCTATCCTCATCCACAGCGAACATGAAAGACATCCCGGATATGTCCCCACGACTAACTGCGGAATAAAGGCTTTTTGCTTCGGCATTGTTCTCGGTGTCCAGATCGACCCGGATCGTCATGCCGTCCGCACCTACGCTCATCTGCATGGTGCTGTTGTCGTTGTTGTTGCGGCTTCTGGCAAGCGGAATCATGTCGGTATTATGATTCACCAGAAAGCGCACATCCTTCAGATCTGTGTTGTTTAGCGCACCCTGTTCGATGATCTCATCATATACGCCAAGATCAGTGCGCTGACCGAAGACAATCGGCATCCCGGTCAGAAAATGACCATGCTCCTCGTTCTCTTCGGCTCTCACCTCAAAGTTAAAAGACCGTATTTCTTTATTCATTGCTGTTCTCCCCTACGTTGTAGTATTCTCCCCGGATCGGTAACTGTGAACCAAGCGGTTCAGGCAGCGGCGGTAAATTCCAGATCTCCCGGATCTCGTTGCGTGTCATCAGTCCGCGGTCTGCCATCTGCGCCGATACGTTCAACTTGTCTTGGTTGCTGAGATACTGGAGCCTGTTAGCGGTCACGGACACACCGTTCCCGGTTGACTGCTCACGGAGCGTGAAAAACATCTTTTTCAGTACTTCGGCTTCTTGGATCGCAAAAGGCTCAATTGCGCCCTCATAGAACGATGACCAATGCTCAGAATCGAAATGGTTCGTCAGGATGTCTTCATTGACACCGAAATACTTGTAGACGTTCGCTTCAATTGCTTTTCTCTGCTCGGCATCCACAACCCACGGCTTGACATCCACCTGTTTCACATCGGTGTAGGTGTTTGGGAACAGAAGCAGACCGCCGCCCTTGGAGTCCCTTGCGAAGTTCTCTTCCGTGAATCTTCTGCGTTCCTTGGCAATGTCTTCCGCTTTTGCGAAATTTGACAGCTTTGCCATGAACCGATAAGATGCGGCACTCTTGACACCTTCCTGAATGCCCTGATCCTGAATGTGGATCAGATCAAGCGTGTTCTGGAGTGCTTGATTGCTTTCACCGAAGAAATCGTTCTTGTACTGATATTTCGTCATAATGCCGCAGTACTCAAGCTCAACAGCCGCTTTTACACCATGCTGGAATTCATAACGAAGAAACGGAACTCCATCAAATTGAACAATCTCACACTTTGTTGGAAGTGGAGTGTAAATGCCGCTCGGTTGACCGTACTGGTCATACACTGGGCAAATAAACGCAGTATTGTGGTTATCGAGCAACGTTGAAAGTCTGTATTGAAATTGACTCCATGTTTGAAACTCATTCGGATTGTTCTTGAGCTTCGTCTGCAAAGCAGGTCTTGCTGATCCGTAAGTTTCAACCTTCAGCTTGCTCATGTGTGTTGCTCTCGCATTGATAGCGGAGCGGATCAGGTCACTTTCGTAGATGCTCCCTTGCCAGCTATGGAATACTGGTGTGTATCCATCGAGCATTTTGTAGGATTCAAAGTTTTTTTCTTTTGGTTTCGGTCTGTCACCGAACAACCATTCAAAAAGTCCCATTGACTTCACTCCTCAATTTTTAAGCTGTTCGCCGATCTCGGCATAATACTTCTGACGAACACACATTGCATCAAGCAGTGCGGCTGTTCCGTCTATGTGCAAATTCGGTTGAAGCTTAACCAACCGACCTCTGCCCCTCTCAACGTTCATTTTGATCGCACTGTTGAGCAGGTGCATCTTGAGCAGATCATTGTCACCGAT